AAATATTGACGTTACAGCCCAAAGTACAACACCAGAATTTATACCTGGTCAATTAGGAGTTGTTACAGACTCTAATGGTACTAAAATTTATAAGTATCTTAAATATGATGATGCAAGTGCAGCCGTTGATGGTGTAGCAGGTGAGGTAGCCTATTACTACACGTTGGATGGCTATAAAAACCATGTTTGCACATCTGATTTAAGTGATTCAGTTGAGATAGGTGCAGGAGTTATCCAGGCAAATATTGCAACAGAAACTTATGGATGGTTTCAAATCAAGGGAGCAGCCACATTAACGATTGGTTTAACAGCAGGTGCAGATGGAGACCCATTAACACCAACTGGTTCAGCCGATGGTACATTAGACGTATCTTCAGCAGCAACAGACAATGTGTGTGCGATTGCAGGTGATATTTCAGACAAAGAAATTATCTGTGATTTCCCATTCTAAATAAAACTATAGAGGGCAGAGAAATCTGTCCTCTTATCAACTAATCTGGAGGGATTATTAATGTCAGTTACACCACAATTTTATGAACGTGAATTTAATGGTAAAATACGAGATTTTGTAAGAATTACTGTTAAGGGCATGAAAGATATATTTGAAGCACCTGTTAGACCAGAGGATTTATCTAGGTTTCCAGAAGAATGGGAAGCCTACAAGAAAACAAAAGGCACAAAGAAACAAGTTGGTACACCACTAAAAGATTTACCTGCTATGTCAGAGCCTAGACGTATTGAATTAGAATTGATTGGTATTGAGTCTGTAGAAGATTTAGCCAAAGCCGAGATTGATAAGTTGCGAAGTATTGGTGAGCCGTATGTTGAATTACAACGTATTGCAGAATTAACAGTAAATGCAAAGCCAAGTCCTAAAAAAGTACATAAACCATTAAATATAGGAATACCAGATGAGCCTATTAACAATATGCCAAAACGTAGCTGACTTTACAGGGTTTGAAAGAGAAAGCACCATTATTGGTAATACTTCACCTACAGCAAGACAGTTATTAGCTTTAGCCCAACGTGAAGGCAAACAGTTAATGAGGGCTACTGCATGGCCTATATTATTAAAAGAGCATACGTTTTCTACTGCATCTGGTACACAATCTTATGCTTTGCCTACAGATTTTGACAGATTTGTTGGTGATACTGCATTTAACAGAACTGACCTTGATAAGTTTACAGGGCCATTAACACCACAGCAATATCAACTAGATAGGCATGGATCAGCTAGTGCAGGTATTACACAGAGGTTTAGGCTAAAGTCTAGTTCTAATGCGTTAAAGTTTGATATTACTCCAACACCTACGGCAACTGAAACTGTAGGATTTGAGTATGTCAGTTCTCATTGGAATCAAAAGACAGATGGTACATCACAGGCAGCTTTTACTGTTGATACTGATACAGGTATATTAGATGAATTATTGATAGAATTAGGTGTTACCTGGCGATTTAAACAGATGCACGGCTTGGACTATGCAGAGGACTTTAGGCAATACCAATTAGAGTTAAGACAGGCTGTATCACGTTCTGGTGGCTCACCTGTAATAAGCCTAGATGATGCAAGGAGATTAAGGGTAAGTCCATATAGTTATAACTTGCCTGATAGTGGCTATGGAAGTGTTTAATGCTACAACCTATACAAACGGCAAACAGATATAGAGTTAAATCTGTAAATATACCTGCACCTTTTGGTGGTCTGAACTCTAGGGATAGTTTAGATGCGATGGAACAGACAGATGCTATAGTTATGAGCAACTTCTTTCCTACTGTTGAAAAGATAACAACAAGAGAAGGTTTTTCTAGTTTTTGCACAGGCATAGGCACAGGAAACGTAGAAACTCTTATAGAGCATAACGCAGGTGCTAACAGACATTTAATGGCAATAGGGTCAAACGGCACTTTATATCGCATAGATACTGGGAGTGCTGTAAGCAAAAAAACAGGCTTATCAAATGGCAGGTTTCAAACAGTAGAATTTAATGGATTAACCATTTTTGTTAATGGAACAGATACACCCTTTAGTTATAATGGTAGCACAGCATCAAACCTTAGTATTACATTGTCAGATAGTGCAAGTGCATCAACACTAAAGGGTGTTACAGCATTTAAAAACAGGCTTTATTATTTTACAGGTGTGGATCAGAACTTTTATTATTCAGCTACAGTAGACACGCATCAAGGTAATTTCACAAAGTTTCCTGTGGGTTTAGTTGGTACATTCGGTGGTAACTTAATACAAATTGGCACATTGACTATTGATGGTGGTGAAGGTGTTGATGATTTACTGACACTTATAATGAGTAGTGGTGAGGTTCTAGTTTATACTGGTACTGATCCAAGTGCATCTAGCTTTGCGTTAGTTGGTACGTTTAGAATTGCAGAGCCAATAAATGAGCCTAGAGCCATAGCTAAATTAGGTGGTGATTTAATAGTAATAACAAAAGAAGGATATTTACCATTATCACAGGTTTTTAGACAAGACCTAGTTGGTAATAGAGCAGCAGCTATAAGTGAAAAGATAAGAGGAACAGTTATAAATCAGGTGGCTTCAACAGGCACAACTACTGGTTGGCAAGTACACGTTTCTGCTGATGGTTCTAAAATGTATTTTAATTATCCTACAGGTGATGCAACAGATACATTTAACCAACACGTTTTTAATCCTATTACTAGGGCTTGGTCTATATTTCAGAATATACCTGCTCATGTATTTGCTAATTATAATGGTGACACTTATTTTGGAACAACAGATGGCAAAGTTTATAAAGTTGGTGGTGTAGCAGATTTAACAACAGCGATTACGGCTGACGTATCTTTTGCATTTAATTATTTTGGTGACAGATCAAGTTTGAAACGATTTACAAGTATTGCACCAACATTTGAATCCATAGGTGATGTTGCGTTTGATTTTGGTTTGGCTATAGATCAAAGAACACCATCTGGTATTAACTTAGCTACTGGGTCTTTTGATTCAGAGGTAGCTGCATGGGATGCTGCTGAATGGGATTTAGACTTTTGGGGCGATACGATTGCAGCAGGAATAATACAGAAAAGAAAAGCAGTTGGATCGTTAGGCAGGTCAGCATCTTTAAGAATAAAAGTAGCTTCATCAACACAAGTTGTAAGCATAATAAACAATAATTTTCACTTTATACCAGGAGGCCCATTGTAATGGCATATAGTAGTGGTACATTTTCAAGGCTCTATGATTGGACAGATGACAGAGATAATGGCATTAAGATCAGAGCAGATCGGATGGATGCAGAGTTCGATGGTATTGCAACAGGTTTAACAACTGCCTTATTAAAAGATGGCACACAAACAGCAACAGCTAAAATACCATTTGCAGTAGGCTTATCTGTAATTGATAACCAAACTGTACTTTTAGGTACAAATTCAGACATAGCTATACAGTACGATGAAAGCACAAATGATAGTTTAGAAATAGCTGCTAATGTGGAAGGTGCTGCCTTAAATGTGGTGTTAAAAGCAGATCAGGGCGATGATAATGCAGATCAACATAAACTAAGTATTTCTGATGGTGGCACACTTACTCTAGGTAGTAAGATTAGTGGATCGTTTGTTACCTATCTAACTCATACTCCTAATGCTACTGTGGCAAGTTCTACTTTAGCTGTAGCAGGTAATTTAACAGTTGGTGGTAACTTAACACTAGGATCAGGTGCAGAATTATCAGAAGCCGAACTAGAAATGCTAGATGGATTGACAGGTGGAACTGTTACAGCTTCAAAAGCAGTTGTAGTAGATGCTAATAAGGACATTGCTAGTTTTAGAAATATTACATTAACAGGTGAACTTGATGCAGGTTCATTAGATGTAAGTGGTGATGCAGATATTGACGGCACATTAGAAGCCGATGCTATGACATTAAATGGCACAGCTATAACAACAACTGCCACATTATCAACTGGTGTTTCAAATGGTAATGTTTTGGTTGCTACAAGTGGAATTGCAGATAATGACTTTTTGAAAGTTGATGGCACAAGTATAGAAGGTAGAAGTGCTGCTGAAGTGTTATCTGATATAGGTGGTCAAGCAAGTCTAACATTTGGAATTTCAAACACCAACGCAGTCAAGATAGACAGTTCATCTGTAGCCGATGACGAATATGCTAGGTTTACAGCTAATGGTCTTGAAAGCAGAAGTACAAGTGAGGTTCTATCTGACATTGGTGGACAAGCTAGTTTGACTTTCGGAATATCTAATACAAATGCAGTAAAAATTGATAGTGCAAGTGTCGCTGATGATGAGTATGCAAGATTTACAGCAAATGGTTTAGAGAGCAGAAGCACTAGCGAGGTAGCTAGTGATATAGGAGCAGCAACAAGTGGCTTTGCTCTAGCAATGGCAATTTGTTTATAGGAGCAATATATGGCACAAGATTTTAGAAATCAATTTCAAGATGACTTACCAACAAGTCATAATGATACAAATAGTTTGTTGTGGACTGGTGGTGATTTTGATGCAATCATAAGTATTAGATTAGCAAACATAGCATCTTCACAAGTAACAGTAGATGTATATATAAGAAATTCATCTACAGATTATTACCTAATTAAAAATGCACCGATTCCAGTAGGTGGCAGTTTGGAACTAATTGATTCTGGTTCAAAAATTGTTTTGAAAAATGGTGATGTTTTATATGCAATAGCTAGTGCAACAACTTCTGTAGATGCTGTTGTTTCTGCTGTTGATACAATAAGTGCATAGGAGTTTATAATGGGATATGTTGGACAAACCATAACAGATGTATTTCCTACGTCTATTAGTGTTGATACTGCAACGATTGCTACTGCTAATATATCTAATCAGTTAACAGATGCTAATATGTCAGCAGGAAGTGTTTTACAAGTAGTGCAAGGCACATATACATCAAATGATTCCTTTAGTGGCTCAACTTTTCAAAATATTGGACTGCAAGTTAATATTACTCCAACAGCTACTTCTTCAAAAATCCTTATAAACGCACAATTACAGATGGGTTATCCTACTCAGAATGCAGGTGCGACACTTACTTTTTTAAGAGGTTCGACTAATTTAGCATCTACAGCTAGACCTGGATTTGCTCATATAGGTGATTCAACTAGTGGAGACCAAAGAACATATCAGATGTTGATGATTAGTATGCAGTTTTTAGATTCGCCTAGTTCAACAAGTCAAATAACGTATAGTGTAGGCATTTCAATGGACACTGGCACTGGTTATTTTAATAGGAACAGAAATAATGATTCTGGTAGTAAAGGAACATCTATTATTACAGTTATGGAGATTGCAGGTTGATAGAAATACATGATGCAATATTAGCAATAAATCCAAAAGCTGAAGTTTCAGTAAAAAATAATGATATAAAAAATATTAATTGGGTTAATGGAACAACACCCATAGCTGAAGCAGACATATTGGCTAAACAAAAAGAATTGCAAACTGCTTATGATAACAATGCCTATCAAAGAAGTAGAGCAGCAGAATATCCATCAATAGCAGATCAATTAGATGACTTGTATCACAATGGTATTGATGGTTGGAAAACAACTATCAAAGCAGTTAAAGACAAATATCCAAAGGGGTAATGAATGGCATATATAGGCACAAGTCCTTCAAATGGTGTTAGACGAATACACACCTATACAGCTACAGCAGGACAGACTACATTTACTGGCAGTTCTACAGAGGGTGTTACTTTATCCTATGCAGATACAAACTACATAGATGTATTTCAGAATGGTGTATTGCTAGGTAGTGCAGACTATACAAGTACAAGTGGTACATCTGTTGTATTGGCTCAAGGTGCTAGTGTATCAGACCTAGTTGTTATTGTTGTGTATGATGTATTTTCTGTGGCAGATACAGTAAGTAAAACAGCAGGTGGTAGCTTTGATAGTGGTGTTTCTGTAAGTGGTGATCTAACAGTAGACACATCTACACTAAAAGTAGATAGCTCAAATAATCGTGTAGGTGTAGGAACTGCCACACCTTTAAAACCATTACATATTGAGGGTTCAAGCGAAGCTGATATCTTCTTACGAAGAACAGACTTAACTAATAAAGCATGGTTGTTTAATGTTCAATCTTCAACTGGTGACTTAAACATAAAATCAAGAAATGATGATGCTTCAGCTAGTACCACTTCTATGATAATAGCTCACGATGGTTATGTAACCATGCCACTTCAACCTTGTTTTCATGCACATAAAAATACTACAGATGAAACTAATTTAGGTACAAATTCAACCCACACAATGCAATGGGCAGGCGAAAGATTTGACTTAGGTGCTGATTTTGATTTGTCTAACAATCAATTTGTAGCACCTGTAACTGGTAAATATTTTTTATCTGCAACTGCTAGACTTGAACAAGTAGATACTGCTGCTGTTTATTATTTGTGGACTATTGTTACGAGTAATCAAACATACCACTCTATATTAGACCCTAATTTTTCTGCTGATACTTCATTAGGACCTACTTTAAATTTGCATATAGTAGCAGATATGGATGCAAGTGATACTGCTCAAGTAAAACTTTATCAACAAGATGGTACAGCACAAACTGATGTTGATGGTGACCCACAGTTTACATTTTTTTCAGGCTATTTAATAGCATAAGCCAAGTGAAACAACATAACATAAAGGAGTTAAAAAATGGCAAATCACGAAAAGAAAATAACATTAACAGATTTACAACAAAAGATTCTGTCTAATGATTTATACAATGATGTATCAGACAATGCAGGTGTAGATGCTTGGATTGATGGTGCAATCAATGGCAAGTTAAACAACTGTTGGAAACGTATGCAGACAGAGTGGACTACAAAGTTAATGAATGACGATAGTTTTACAGATGCAATACCAAGTAACCAAGCAGACTTTGTTGCACTTGTAACTGCTAGATCAGATTACAAAACAAGAAAACAAAGAGATGATGCTAATAATATTAGCTAGGAGTAAAGCATGACCAAAGCAGCAGAATTAGCAAAGATGGGTGAAGTCCTAACCAATAGTCAGATTGGTAGGAAGAACATTATAATAAATTCAGCCATGCAAATATCACAAAGAGCAACAAGTGCTACTGGGTTAGGTGCTACTACTGCAGGTTATACTACTTTAGATAGATATGCAGCGTATGCAGGTGCTGATGCAACAGCAGGTAGATATACCATGTCGCAGTCTGCTGTAACAGATTTAGAAGGATTTTCAAATGCTCTTAAAATTGACTGTACTACAGCAGATACTTCTATTGCCGCAGGTGAAGCATTATTAATACAACAAGGTATTGAAGGTTTTAATTTACAACAACTTAAAGCAACTAGCACGACAACAAGAGCTTTTACTTTATCTTTTTATGCAAAATCAAACGCAAGTAGAGCTATAGTTACAGAATTATTAATAACTAATGGAACAAATAGACAAGCGAGTAAAGTACATACAATAGGTACATCATGGGCGAGATATACTTTTACTGTTCCAGCAGCCTCTAGCACACAAATAGACAATGACAATACAAATGAAATGCAAGTAAATTTTTGGCTTCATGCAGGTAGTACATATTCAGGTGGAACTATAACTAATGTATTTGCTGCCAATGCTAATGCAAACAGAGCGGCAGGAGCAGGAAGTATATTTTCATCAACAGATAACACACTAGAAATAACTGGCATACAACTAGAAGTAGGCTCACAAGCCACACCATTTGAGCATAGGTCATTTGGGGAAGAATTAAAATTGTGTCAAAGGTATTATATAAAAGACACAACGGAGTATAAAGTATTTACAGACCATGCAACTGATAGTGGCTCAAGAGCGGCTAATTT